ATCTCCTCCGCCTGGGTCCGGTACTTCGCTGCCTCGCGGCGGGTGGCCTCCAGCTCGGTGCGGGCCCAGTCGGGCAGAGCGCTCTCGTCACGCTCGCTGTCGACCTCGCCCTCGGTGCTACCGGTGCCCGTGCCCGGGGTCTCCGTGCCCGGGGCGGTCCCGGTCTGCGGGTCGGTCGGCTCCCCGGTGTCCGGGCCGGTCTCCGGCGCCTGCGGGGTCGGTGGGGTGCTCATGAAGGGCCTCCGGGCGGTGAAGCGGGCCGCCACCCGGGCGGGCCCGAAAGTCGATTGAGGGGTGGCGTCATCCGGCGGTATCCCGGCGCTGCGCCGCGATGTGACGGCGCCAGGCCGTGACGGCGCCCCGGCCGGTAAGACCCCGGGTGACGCGGTCCCAGTCCGCGCGCAGGCGCTTCGCGTCCTCCGACATGAATTGAGTGCGCGAGTAGACCGGGACGGTTTGGCAGTGACACAGTGCGTGGAACTTCTCGACGTCCCTGGGGTCCACCGGAAGCTCATCGGCGTCCTTCAGCGCGGCGGACTGGCGGGTCTTGTAGACCGCGCCCCGGGACGCGAGCATGGCGCACCAGGCGCACGGATCGCTGTCGGTGACGCGTGCCCAACCGAGGACCCGCGCGTCCGTGCGGGACGCGGTGGCCACGAGGTCCCGGCCCCCGCGCAGGGCCTCACGGTCGGCGGCCCCGGCCGCTATCGCTCCGGCCTCGGCCATGACCTGGTCCAGCTCGGCGAGGAACGCCGCACTGTCCAGACGGCCGGAGTCGAGGTCGGTGTTCACCCGCTCCAGGCCCCGCCCGGCACGAACCAGGCCGGTGACCGCGAGGGAGGCGCGCGCGGCAGCCTCGTGGGCCTCGTCGTCCGCCCCGGGCCAGTCGAAGGGGTCGAGGACGATCGCGCGGCCGTCGTCCTCCCGGTGCTCGACCGGTACGCCGGCCGCCTGCGCCCACTGGGTGCGCAGATCACCGAGGCGAACGGTGTGGGTGGCGTAGCCGCCGTGCAGGGGCGGAACGGTGTGCCCGGTCTCCACGGCCCGCTGAAGGCGGTAGAACGCGGCGGCCGTCTCCCGGGACCGCGCCCGCTCCTGGCGGACGAGGGCAAGGGTGGTGGCGAGCCACAACCCCCCGGTGTCGACGAGTGACCGGGGGGACACCCGGGACCAGGCGTTCAACGACCGGGCAGCGAGGCCCGCCCCGATCACGGCCTGCGCCCGCCAGTACTCGGCGGAAAGGCGGATCGTTTCTGCGTTCACGCTGCACCCGCCTGGACGGGGACCTTGGCGAGGGAGTCGGCCAGGCGCGCTGCCGGGTCGTCCTCGGTCTGGATCTGCGCCCAGTCGTCGACATCGGTCGCCGTGACACCGGGGATGCGGCCCCAGAGCGCGCGGGCGGGCACGCCCAGCATTTGAACTGCCTTGCCGAGGGCGTCAACGGTCTGCGACAGCGAACGCGACTCGGCGTCCGCCCAGATGACCTGCGCCCGGTCGACCGGGGCACTCCCGGCAGTCTGGGCACACAGCGCGCCCACGGTCTCCCAGGAGTCGCCGAACGAGTTCTTGAACTCGTCGACCGCGCGGAACATCGCCGCCTCCGCCGCCCCGAGGCCCTCCGCGGACATGTTCGCGACGGTGCCGGCAATGAGGTGCTGCGCCGGGACCTGCGCGACCGCCGCGAGGTGGCGCACCGACATCTCGATGGCGTCGATGTACCCCTGCAACGGGGTCTCGTCCAGCTGCGCGAACCTGGTGTCGGGGTCCGGGGCGACGAGGAACCGCGACGCGTCGGCCTGGATCGGGATCACCTTCGGCTTGCCCGTGGCCGGGTCGTACACCGGTTCCCCGGTCTCCGGGTCGCGCACGATCTCCGGCGCCATGCCCGAGATGGTGCGGACCTTGAACGAACCGAACGTCTCGGCCACTAGGAGGTCGAAGACCGATTGGTTGATCCGGTCCTGGATCGGGATCATGCTCTCGATCACGCCCGTGACCCGGCCTTCGAGGTCGACGTCCGGAGCGAACCGCACCACCGGGCAGACGCCGAGGGGGTGAGCGGTGAAGCCGAGGATCTTGGTGCCCTCCTTGCCGCCGATGCTCAGCTCGGTGACCCCGGTGCCGTCGATGAACCGGCCCTTGACCGCCTCGTCGGCCGAGACCGGAACGGCCTCGACCTGGAGTGCCCACAGGGGAAGGCTGTCGGACGCCGGGTCGGCGTAGAAGGCGATCATGCGGCGCGGGGAGACGCCCCGGATCACCGGCCGGCGCGGGTCGGCGGGGTCCGGCAGCACGGTCACCCACGCCTGGCCGAAGGTGAGTGCGGCCCGGTGGATCTGTGCCTGCCGCGCGCCCATCCGGTTCGCCTGCCAAGCCTGCCACTCCGGGGGCTGCGACCCGTCGGTGATCCCGGCGCGCCGGAACCCCTCGACGGCGAGGGCCTGGGCCGGGGTCTTCACCAGCAGGGGCAGCCAGTTGGAGACGGCGCGCTTGGCGAGGAGCTTGTACTCGTCGGTTGCGGTGCGCGGGGTGTAGGGGCCGTCGTGGTCGCCCCGGATATACCGGTCGATGCGGTCGAAGCGCGGGAGGTCCCGGCGCAGCGTGGCGAGGCCGGTCTCCGCGCCCGCCTGGGGCGTCACTGTGCTGTCGGTCATGCGCCCCCTCGGGGTTAGAAGAAGAAGACCTCGCCCGACCGCTCGCGCCGGGACTTCCCGGACTCGACGAGTCGGTGGCGGGCCAGGTCGGCGAGCAGCGAGGCGGCGTAGGCGTCGACCTTGCGGCCGGACTCGCGGGACGGCTTTCCGAAGGACATGCCGAAGCGGTTCGGCCGGCGGCGCGTGTTCAGGACGTGGCGGCGCAGGGTCCGGCCGAGCGGAAAGCCCTCGCCGAGGTGGGGCAGGACGTGGTGCTCGATCGCGGACATCAGCCGTTCGTTCGCGGCCGTCAGCTCCTGGAGGCCGCCGCGCATGTCCCGGCCGACGGCCGACTGCGGGGACGCCTTGATCAGGAGCCGGTCCCGGTAGTCCTCGGACCACGCGTCGATGTAGGACTCCCAGAGCGCGACGTCTGCGAACATCGCGCTGACACGGTAGGTGGTGAAGGCGTTCCGAACGGCACCGTCGACCGCAGGACGGTCGATCTCCCAACCGTCGCCCTCGGGCCCGTCGGGGGCCTCCCAGATGCCGAGCGGGACGAGGAGGCGGTCCCGAACGCGCATCGCCACGAGGGCGGTTGCGTCGTCGGTCCGGCCCCCGTCGAACCCCAATACGACCTCGTCACCGGGCAGCAACTCGCCCTCGACGGCGCAGGCGTCCCAGTCGGCCGGGTCGATCAGCTGGTCCTCGGCGGTCACCAACTGGTTGAGGAACATCCGCTGCGAGCGCGAACGCGGTATGAGGCCGCTGTAGATGGTGGAGATGATCCATTCGACGTCCAGCCACACCGAGTCGCCCCGCGCGGCGATGATCCCGGCCCGCAGTTGCTCGGGGTCGCTCATGTCGATGGGCGGCGACTCGACCGAGTCGTAGTAGACGCCGGAGTCTCGGGCCTTGCCCTCCACCACCTTCGACCACGCGTGCCACGACTGCTCGGCGACCGAGTCCTCTCCGGGCAACGGGGCGTTCGTGATCTCCATCGTCCGGGCGCCACCACCACGGCTCTTGCCGACGTTGCCCGCGATGGTCATTGCCATCTCGTGACCGCCGTTCGCGGCGATCCAGTGGTGGGTCTCGTTCATCAGGACGAACGTCGCCCGCCCGCCTTCAAGGCTGCGGGGTGAAGAGGTGACGGCCTCCAGCACGGCACCGTTGCGGGCGTAGATGATCTCCTTGCCGAGGTCGACGCCGTACTCGGAGACCAGCCGGTCCGAGAACATCGCCGGGAAGAGCCTGAACGTGTTCCGGGTCTGGTCCTTCGAGACGGCGGCGACCTGCACCCACGGCGCCGAGTGCGGGACCACGAGGGGCATCCCGCCGTCGTCCCACCCGCCGAAGCGGCACGGGCCGACGAACTCCACCGCGCAAACGGCCGCGAGAAACGGGTCCTTCCCCCATCCCTTGAGCCTGCGGATCGTGCCCTGCCGACGGACGAAGGTGCCGTCGGCGTCGACCTCGTACCAGCGGAGCAGGATGCGGACCTGTTCCGGCGTGAACCGGAAGGGCTTGCCCGCGTCGGGCCCGTCGGGCTGGAGGAGGTAGCGCGAGACCCAGTCGAGGACGGCCCAGCCGAGGGTGCGGTTAGGCGCCGGGACGGTGTCGGGCCAGGTCCGGACAGGGGACAGCACAAGCACCGGCCACCCCCTGGGTACTCAACCTGGTACCGGCTACGCGCTCCCG